TCAATGGTTAGACCGTTAACAGCGTCCACTAGGTGGAATGGGTGCGCTGTCTTCATGTAGTCGAGGAGGTCCAAGTAGCGGTCCTCTTCGGCAGTCTGTAATTTTCCGCGGCGTAAGCGGTTGCTGCTGATGTGGGCGCGCATCGCATCTGAGCGTTGTGACTGCTCGTGGTTGTTCATCTCGAAGGATTGGAACATAGGAATCATTCCTGCTTCGTGAACATTGTTTGCGATACGTAGCGCAATCTGCGACTTACCAGTCTTCGGTGGTGCGATAAGGGTAATGAGCTGACCGCCCTGTAGACCAGCGGTTGCCTCATCAATCTTCTCAAAGCCTGTAGGAATACCCAGAAGCTTGTGGTTCTGGATGTTCTGGTACTCTTCCCAACGCTTGTCAGGGTCCTTCGTAAGGTCCACGTGAGTGGTGCCGATTACGCCCTGCTCGTTGACGATGGTTAGTGCTTTGCCCATCTCAGTGAGGGCACCTTCGTGGTCATTCGACTGCATCTTCTGCACGATTGACTCAGCGCCTGCACGGGTGAGCTTGTTACGGCGGAACTCAACCATCTTGTCAATCAAGTAGTCGATAGTGTCTTCGACTTTGATTGGCTTGAAGTTAGGGAAGTTGTCGTTAACAGCTACGGCCGTAGGAACCTCGCGGTAGTTGGCGTAGTGCTCACGAACAAACTTCCATACACGACGTAGGTCGTCGTCTACAATCCAGTCGTCTTTGATGCCACGCTCAATGACTGGGATGATGTTGCGGTCAGTAATGACCTTGCTGACTAGGCGGTATTCGTTATCGAATGCCATGATTCCCTCTTTCTATAAGTTCTGTAAATCTATTCCCCAAGAACCAAACATACCTGAGTTTCCATCGGTTACAACGCCTTTTAGATTTCCGCGGTATGGGAGCTCTGCTACCAAGTCTCCTACGCTTGAGTATAGCTCTGCGTAGTTGAATGGGTTGCCGCCTCGACGCTCCAGCTTATCCATTACGTAATCAAGGTGTTCCTGGGTCCAGGTTTGGTCCTCGAAAGCTGCCAGCTCCACTGACAGCCCGTATCGCGAGGATACGAGCCATAAGTGGGCCAACGCTGTGTTATTTAGTTTTGTGATTTTTCGTACGGTGTGCTTGAGGATAAGCGCTCGTTCTTCTACGAGCTCCGTCTCTACTACCGTCTCAATCGTGACAATGATACGGGGAGGAGTCTCGTTAGAGATGTCCCCGTTTCTCATTCTCCTAGGACCTTTACTACTGAGTACTTGATGATGAAGGCACGGAAAGCCTCTGCGTCATCCATGATGTTCCATGGGATGTCAGGAGCAGTTGAGCCTAGGTGGACTGGATATGCGCCATCGTTGTCAATCATCTCTGACTGAACATAAATGGTGTGCTGACATGTGCGTGCACGTCCCTTTGAGTACTCTCGGCAGGTGCAGCGTATGTCGTGGTTTTCCTGCTCTACTTCAACTTCCGAAACACCATTCTGGTCTAGGAATAGTTGGACAGTACGCCAGTCAGTCTGTTCTTTCATGGTCTCTTTCATTATTTTCTTAGGTCCTTCCCTGTAACCTCGACGCGGTTAAACGCCTCATAAACGAAGCTGCCCATTGCGGCCCCATACTTTGTCTTCCACTTATCGCGGTCTACGTTTGTAGTGACGATAGTTGGTAGACCCTTATCGTATCGCGAACGAAGTATCTCGTCAAATGATGTGTCGTCATACTTCGAACCGTACTCTTTTCCTAGGTCATCTAGGACAAGAACTCGAACGTTCATCCAGTCTTCCTTGGCACGACCGTGGAACCCTTCCATCTCCAAGTACATCTTGGCCTTGGTGTCTGGGTCAGCATCAATAAGAGCCTTCTTGCGAGATAGGAACTCTGGGTAGGTCATGTAGTAGATAGGGCGAGCCTGAACACCCAAGTTGTCTGAAGCGTAGTTGAAGATTTTGCGAATCTCCGCCTCGTCTTCTGGAAGGCGACGCACTAGCTCCGTAAGAGCTACAACTGCGTGCGTGGTCTTTCCTAGACCTGGCTCACCATCAAACAGGAGTCCTACACCAGTGGTTCCTAGGCCACCTAGCTGAGCGATTACTTCACCAGCTAGAACGTCGTTTAGCCAGTCCTCAATGTCCTGTGGGAATACTCCCTTTTTCTTGACAATGTCTGCTGGCTCTAGGCCGATGAAGCGCCCTGGAATGTTAGAGCTGGTGAGAATCCAGTGGCGTTTCATATACGAGACTTTGCGAATGTCGTATGTCATTTTTCCCTCTTTCGTACTTAGTTTTTACTGAAGTTTTTGTTCGTGGCGCTCTAGTGCTGCACGTCCTGGCATCGAGTTGTCAAACTTTCGGCCATCAGAAGCATAAAGATAGTTCTCAGTCTGACCGCTGTCAAGTGAGTCGTCATCCATGCCTAGATTCTCTAGGGCTTGCTTGCCGTGGGTGGCTAGCATTCTCAGAAGCAACTTCCAGGCATTTGCTGGGTCACGCTTGACTTCATGGAGCTTCGAGTCGTCGTTCATCATCATCTCGATAACCTCAAGCTCCATCAGGGCTGTGGTTCCGCGGTCCTTGCGGTATTTGCCGAGAATAGGCGCTAGCTTGCGGATGTTGATTAGCCCTGGGATGCCTCGAACCTTGGTGTAGAGCTGGGATGCAAACTCTGAGGCTACGTCATTCGGGGTCCACTCATCCTGGGGACGCTGGTTGCGGGTCTTAGGGTCACGCTTGGTGACTGGCTTCTGTCGCTGTGATGCTGGAATCTCTCCCTCGAGTAGCCCGAATCCACCGACCTCGTCGTCATCTTGCCATTTGTTCATTGCCACGGTTTCCTCCTTTTTCGGGGCGGAGCCCCATAGAGAATACGTAGTATTCTCTACTTTAGTAGTTATAGTCTCTTTAGTAGCTATAGAGTCACTATAGCTAGCTGTGGATGTTTCATGAGAGAAACATAGCAGCTTGTAGCGGTTCTTGTAAAGTTTGCCGTAGTTACGTTTCGTGCGTGAAACATCAACGAGACCTTTGTTCTCCAAAACAGTCATATCACGCCACAGGGTAGTGCGACTTGACCCAGTCATTTCTGACAGTTCTTCTTGCGTTAAATTGACCTCACCCCAGCGGTCCACATTTCGGAACAAGACAGCGAGCAGGTAGAACTCTTTAGGTGTCAGACCCTTGTCTAACACCTCTGCAGGTATTTCCATTTTTCTCCTATCGACGAGAGTTATTAACAATAACTGGTCGATTGAGAATTAGCAACAAGGCCAGAGAAATAAAGGCTGCCGCTGGTCCTGAGATGACGAGAGCGAACCCAGTGATGTCCATGTACCAGCATGCTCCGTATGCCAACGGGAGAGTGAGAATTCGTTTAACCAATGCAGGTTTGAAGAAATCGTCTGTTAGTGTGCTGATGAATTCAGTGACGTATGCCACTGCCATACCCGAAATAATTACTGCGATTAAAATGTCCATAAGGACATACTATAACGCAATTCCTTTGTATTTTGGTCCTACTATTTCATTATCGTAGTAGTCAATAAAATAAGGGATATTTAGAGGGATAAACTCAGCTGCAACCTCAACAAGTCGGAATGCTTTTGACTGCTTTCCAGGATACATCAGCGAAGTGCTAGTGTCAGCCTCCGCCTGCCCACCTAACCATGCAGCTCCGCTGCTAGCCATAGAGCCGTCAAAGTAGTCTGAAGGATAGTCTCCTACTTCAAACTGAGCAGCATCTAGGAATATCTCTGCGCTTTCCAGGTCACCGTAAATGCCTAACTTAACGGTGGTTTCCCCAATGCTAAGGTCGCTGTTGACCGTAGGCACCTCACCGCTAACAGTAAGTCTCTTCCAAGTAGTTCCTAGAGAGTGCTCCTTAGAGCTAACATACTCAGAGCCTGCATCATTAGGGGACATGTTTAGGGATACAGTTACGTCCTTATTTGCGCGCATGTACACAGAGAATGTGAACACTCCGCCAAGGTACTTGTTAGGAATGCTAGCTGTGTCTGTGTAGATGTAGCTGGTGTCGCTGTTAGCTATTGCCTGTAGCTTGTAGTTACTTGTTCTAGCTCCTACTGGCCCATCAAACTCAGTTCCGTTGTCAACAGCTACTCTGCTAAATGAGTCCACCATAGTTAGGTCCCAATCAGCACCAATGTCATCATTCTCAAATGATGGGTTAAGGACGTAGTTGTGTCTAACAGGGTGCAAGTAAATTTCGACAGAGCGAGCCTCTCGGTACTCCGTTACTGCCGCAAGCGCGCAGATAATACCGCCAGACTCATAAGTTCCTACAGTGCTTCGGTCACCATCGATAACCAGTTTAGAGCTTGTTCTGCTAAGAACCGCCTCGGTTATGTAGGAGTTCCAACCAGAAGGGGTGACACCATAAACCGCAATTGAGTCTGTAGTAGCGACATTGTCGCTGGCGACATAGAAGGTCGCTTCTTCAGCAGTGCTATACGCTCCAGTAATTTTGT